ACCGTACACTTCCATAGATACAAATCTCAGCAACTCCGTCATCACATACGATGGTAGCTGCCACCTCATCCACATACTCCACCCGGCCATTCTTGTTCTCTACTAGGAATTCTACTTTACGCTTAGCGACTTTAGTAAAGAATTGTTCTAGCATAGTGTTATTCATTTGTGCATTCTCTTCGGACATACCCACACTCTGGATTGCTGCACTCATACCGCTCGATCTCTCCAAGTTTCCCACGTTTATAGGACTCATAACTATCGAAGTAGAGTCTACTAGTACATCTAGGGCACCTGTCTGTGTATAGGAGGTACAAATAAGATGGGCGTTCCTTCTTCTGAAACTTCTCTAACCATCCATAATAGGTTAGCTTGCTCAGTGAAGTAATCAAACCAATCAGGCCCGATCTTTTCTTCGTAGAGTAGGGAAACTTTCTCATACATTTCTTCCTCCGTCTCACAGGAGGCCAAAGTTTTATATGCCTTGGCTGGTCCTCCGCCCGGAAGCCCGGGAATTGTATCCACTTTATCTCCCATGATTAACTGTGCATAGAAGAACTTAAGACCTACTCCCCTCCCCTTATTGTCAATCCAACCAATCTCATCAACAAGTTCAGGGCCGAACTCAGGCTGATTACCGCACTCCCATCCGTAGTGCCAACCCGGAATCATTCGGAGGTCTTTGTCTCGTGAGCATATGCAACAGTTTTGATCTTCACTTTGCGTCGTGTATATTGCAAGTCCATCATCAGCTTCCATGCCCCAATATATACTGACTTCATATTTGAATAGGACGTAGGCACGCAGGTTGTAGTAATGAAAGGGCTTCTCGCCTTTCCTCTCTTTGTAAGGCGTAGACTTAGCCACTTCGAACCGAAAGTTAGGTTTCCACTCAAGAGGTGCTTCACCGGAACGACCTCGTTGTCTGTTGACATCTTTAAGTAACCTCTCGTCTCCTGTAAGAAAGAGAAGGGGGCTGTCCGTAGCCCCAATAGCTTCACAGATTTCCTCTATACGCCTGTCAAGAATCTCAGCAGCATCCTCAAAGGCTTTAGCTACCTTCTCCCCAGAGTCTTCGTCTTTATATTCAGCGGCGAATCCACACTCGTACAGGAGGATATCTCCATCAATGAGCGGTTTCATCGTTATCCTTTTGGATTTGAGCCTTGCGTTCCTCATCTACGGACAGACGGCCTACGTCAATGTAGTGCATCTGAGTAAATCCATCTGCGTGGAAGAGAGCATATGTCTGCTCACCTCCCTCGCCATCTGGAACTGTTACAACAGTGTTAGCAAATCCCTTAGTGCCTTTCGTATACCCGTACTTCTTCAGGCCGCTAACATTGTCTAGGATTACTGGATCACCAATACCTACTTCGCTCATAATTACTCCCACGGCAGTTCATCTTCTTCGTCGTCTTCGAAGTCAGGCTCCGGCTCAGGTTCAGGCTTACGTGCCTTCCGCTTGGGCTTAGGAGCTTCCTCAGACTCTTCTTCCTCATCACCCTGTGGGGTAGCCTTACCCCCATTCAGAATGGCTTCCAGAGGGCTTCCTCGGAACTCTAGGTTGCCCTTAATCTTGTCTTGCAAGAAGTCAGGCAGAGACATGAACACATCCATGTCAGGATCATCGAGGGTGAACAGCTTAGGCTCATTCACAAGGGGAGGACAGTTCTTAGCATCACGAGGACGCATAGCAGCAACACTATCCACCTTGTTACGCTCAGTGCCAGCATTAGGTCCACTCTTCACTTGGTAGGTAGTGACTAGAACATTAGCAGGCATACCCAGAAGCTCACTGAAGTCCCCATCATGGTCTTCTTTAGGATCGAGAGCGTAGTACCGCTGAGTAGATTTAGCCTTGTCTGCTTTCAGATTGTGCAGAGGCATCTGCTCACTGAGCCACCGAGGTTTGTCCTCTTGCTCATTGCCATCTTCATCCAACATGAACTCATCAACAAGTTCCCAAGTGAGTTGGATATTCTGGCGAGGCGGCTTATCACCATATCGAGGACTGCTCATATCCTGCACACCAAGGTCAATGATTTGAACCAGACGTGCTGGGTAAGTGCCCGGTGCGATAGGTTGTTGCTTAGTACCGCCACCACCATTACCACCTGCTGCTTTACGTGCGTTCAATGCCATAATTACTTACTCTCCTGAATCAATTCGAGAACACATTCATATGCGAACTTCTTGCCCTCAAAGTACGCTTGATCTTCTGGGGACAGGCAGATGTCCCTCAAGACTCTTTCATTCTCCTGAACAAAACCTTTCAACTGCTCTTCCAGTGTCATGACTTTTTACTCTGTTGAAGCTTCTTCTTCACAGTGATGAGGACTTGAGCCTTGGCCATATGAGCGGTGAGTGCCTCACGCATCTCAACAAACTCATCCCATTCTAGGTTGGCAATGTCATCAATCCATTTCTCTTGCCTAGCTAGCTCATAGTCAACCCATTCCTCTGCTGTCATATCAGTGAATGTCCCACCAGTTGTAGCCAATCTCAGCCTCTCCTTTATGTGGACACGCTATCTTGTAGAACTTGCCAGCGTCAACGATACACTTCTCAGCGATACGTGCTACATCTTCTGCAATTTCCTCCCGACACTCGATTGTGTACTCGTCGTGATAGAAGCAAACAACTCCGAAGTCAACGCCATACTCATACTTCTTGGAGAGTCGTTTCCATAGAAGATTGTAGGCTGCTGTCATGAAGATTGCTTCGTCAGATTGAAGCATATATACGAGTATCTGATGTTCAGACTCGATGTAGATGGGGCGTCCATCAAGACCAGTTACCCAACCATGATAGTACTCAATCTTACCCCACTTATTCATTCTCTTCTTAGCGTTAGACCTCCACTCATTTGTCAGGTTACTGACTAGCTCTTCGAAACCAGCAGCAACAGATAGGAGGGCTTCCCTAATCTTAGCTCCTAAATCTACGTTAGTAGAGCCGTACGTAGAGGCTAGCTTTTTGTCGGAGGCTCCGAACATGACATTGTTCAGGCAGGGTCGCTACACCTGCCCCGGTACGTAACCAGCCCTACGTTTCCGCAAGGATCGGACTATATCATCACCTTTCGGTGCTGTGCACTTCGACCGGGCTTCCGGCCTACTCCTTTCGGATAGTCTCTGAACGTTCAAGATACTCGATTGCGGATTTTAATAGCTCTTTCTTATCTTGGAGGAGGCCAAGGGCTCGGTTACAGTTATGGCAGAGGAGTCCTCGGATGGCCCCTGTCTTGTGACAGTGATCTACACACAGAGTCTTCTCTGTCTTGCTGTTAATCCTGAACCCCTCTTCTCCACATATCTTACACTTATGACCTTGCTCTTCAAACATTAGCTCGTACTCTTCACGAGACAAGCCGTACGTCCTCATGAAGTACCCGTTTTCCCAAGCATTTTTTCCACACTCTTCGCAACAATAAGTCTGTCTAACAACTCTAGGTTGGAAAACTGTCGAACATCCGGGACAGGTTTTCTCAGGACGTTTCTTAAAGCGTGGATCAGACTTCTCTATGCAGTCATAGCATCTCTTCTGGTTCCACTGATATGGTTCAAATTGGATTCCGCAATCCTTACAATCTCTCATGCAATCTCCTATGTATTGCAATCGAGTATCAAGCTTCGCTGCTGATTGGCATAGGCTACGCCCTTAGCTTTCCAGCAGTTCACACAGTTTTATATGCGCCCATGACGCATAGTTAAGAGTTTTTGCGAGGTGATACGAAACTTCGAGACCAGCAACCTCCTTGATAGCTCGTTGGTTAACATGGTGGATAGAAGTTCCATCTTCTTTTCGTCCATCCAATAGCGTTCTTGTGAAAAAGTCATCACCCACCCGAGCTGCGAGCATTCGGTTCTGACAACCTGCTGAGTCACATCCGACAAGTACAAATCCTTTTCGGCAAGTAAAGCATCTACGCATTTGTTTGCCAAAAAATGCATCTCCGCCGGGGACATTGACAATGCCAGCATGTTTCATCCTCCCAGTGGTAGCAATGCCAGCAACACGAGCAGCAATCCTTCCATCCCCTCGGATGAGTTTAATCCAACCTTCAATCTGGGATCGCCTATGCCTACATTGTACCCTCTTCGCTATTAGTCTCCCAACTCCGCCATTGATACCAAGGAAGGAATCATCACCGGAGAGTTTAGGAGAAGTATATATTAAACTTCCTTTCTCATCCCGAACAGGCTTACCTTTCTTATCCTTCTTGAAGTTCCATGTTTCAGGTCTCCAACCTTCCCGTAGAAGAAAGTTCTTGGTCTCATCATTAGAGTCTAGAGAAACCAGCCTAAAACTAATACGGGTAAAAGGACCCACCACAGGTTTCGAATCAGGATTAAGACCAACGCTATCCAACCAATTAAGAACCTGCGCTGTGTAAGTTCGGTCTTTCTTGAAAGGCTTCCTGACAAAGTTATACTCCCCTTTAACCTTGGTCTCTTCAACTACAAGTTTCAGGGGGAGATAGGGCTTAACTACTCGATCAATTCGATCAATCCAATGGCTTAGAAGAGAGATGGATTTCTCCATGTATTCTCTATCAACAAGCCACCCGTATTCCTCCTGCTTCTGCAAGTTATCAAACAGCTTAAATGTAAGTAGCTGTGCCTTCTTCCAGTTCTGACCCTGTGTCTCTTTCAGTAACTCGTGGAAGGTGAGTACATTAATACGTACGTCTTCTGAGCAACGATGAAGCATATCCTCATCGAACTCCTCCCACTCTTCGTACTCAGGCTTATCAATCCCTACTCGTACACCCCATGTGTATAGCGAGTGAGTCTTAACAGCTTGGGCACGATTCTTAGCGTGGATGGGTACGGGTCTATCAGGCTTTTGCAGTCGAGACATGACCAATGTATCTACGACTTGCCCTTTGAACTTGAACCCATACAGCTTCTCAAGAAGCGGAAGGTCATACGAGATGATGTTATGTCCGATAAGAACATCAGCACTAGCTAGCTTCTCTATTAGAGCGTTTATCTCTTTGGGTCTATACTTGCATATATCTTTACCCTTTAGATCAGAAGTGACTCCGCAATGAACTGTATCAGCTACATCAAGAAGTCCATTAGCCTCAATGTCGAATACTAATACAGATTTACTCATCGTTCATTAAAAAGCCTCCATTTGGGCGTCCATCCCATCCCAGTCTGGGAGAGTGTTCCTAAGGTTTTTAGAAGTTCTCCCCAAGAATAGAAGAATTCCTTTTAAACTTCCAGAGTATGGATAGCCTAGCCTTTCTGAAATCTTTGCGACATAGTGACTAAACTCGTCGATGTGCATAACATTCCAATTCTCAAAGAGAGCGAATGTCCAGTGCTTATGGAACTCTCCATCCCAGTAGATACGGCTCACTGCGATAGGGAATTGTTCAACAGTGTCGATGAATGGATTGAAGTGACAGAGGATTTGAACTTTCTGGTCTTCTACATAAAACTCCCATCCATGAAACTTACTCTCATAGTCATCCCGGTTCTCTAGGAGAGGATGAAGGGGGACTCCAATAGCTTCATGGAGTTCAATAGCTAGTGTATCAACATCTTTATTCGAGGGCACATCACAAACAAAGATATCAATATCATTAGCTGGGCTATTAAAGTACCAATCTCGTGGAGCACCCCCAGCTATCCCGATATCATATGGTAATACCTCTAGACGAGAGACAATATCGAGGGCAATTTGTTTCTGGTATTCAATACGCTCTAACGTGGTCATAGCGATCTTTCACCTCTTGTTTGAACCTCCACACAATTTGGCGGATAGTCTTGTTGCTTGTATCTACTACAGCAACAATATCAGAGGGTTTATATTCCCGAATAAAGTAGAGATAGAGAATGGAACGATGCTCAGTGTTACGTTTCGAGGCAATCATGTTCTCGATCTCACCAGCCATCTTTTGGACATAGCCATCGAGGTCAGTTGCTTCTTCTACAAGAGCTTCTTCCATCAGAACAGACATGCCTTGTCGCATATTGTCACGCTTTAGGTCATACAAGGCACGACGAGCAATAGCATTAAACCATGTTTCGAATCCCCTGATTTGTGGATTGAAGGAGTCAGCGTAAAGCATAGCTCGGTAGAAAGCTTCCTGAACTACATCCTCAGCATTCTCAATAGAGCCTGCCCTACGACTATATTGGATAACTAGGTTATCATAGTTATCCTTGTAGAAGTCCTCAATCTCTTTTATCAAAGACACCTCCGGAGGTAATGACTCGGAAACTGACTCTTGGGTGGACATCTCCGTACTCCCTCATGGCGTTTTCAATTGCTTTAAAACTATCCAAAACGAGGATACCTCTCCAATCTGACATATCCTCTGTCTTGTACTGGAGTTTAAACTTACGCTGCGATTTCATTGAATAGTCCTGTCTTTTTATCCCAGTAGAGTGGCACAGAACCTACCTCACCAAACTCCCTGTCGTCTAGGATGACGAAGTGTCGGATGTTTCGTTCTTCTTCTGGCAGGTCTGGGTCTTTGTTTCCTTCGAGCCCGAACATATAGTTACAAGACCTTCCCATAGCACGGGAACCAGCAAACTGAGAAGTAAGAACGTGTCCACCACGGTCATGTGGTAGGCCAGTGTCAGGGTTGCGGAGGTGACAAAAGATAAAGATAGCAACATCCAAATCTTTAGCCATGGCTGCAAGCTCTTGGGCAATTTCCTGAAGCTTTGTATTCGCATCAGCAGCATTCATCCCGTTAGTTAGGTTTGTAATAGGGTCAATGAAGATAGCCTTACAGCCTTCATGTGCAGCAGCACGGATGTCAGCTTGTAGCGTCTCCCAACCCAAGTGCTGATAGAGATTAACCATCCATAGCTTGTCTCCTATTACTTGACCAGCTTGGTCATATGCTTCTTCATCGAAGTCCACCTTTGGGTCATGGAAAATTTTTCCAGCAATTTTTCCAGCAACCAGCTTATAGGTTTTGGCATTAGCTTCCTCGGGCTTAGCCATCAATACCTTCCAGCCATGAAACTGGATGAACCATGCACCAAGGGTATTCACTACCTCTGACTTACCCATTTTCTGAGCAGCACCTAGGTAGTAAGTCTCCCCTGTCCTCACACCACGAGTAAGATCAGTGAGTTTCTTCCAAGGCCACGATACACCCCACTTAGCCGGGGTCTTGGCGACTTCGTGAAGGTCTCTCCCATTGATTAGCCGTGTGTTCTTAGGCTTACTAGCATTGAAGATTGTCGCAGCATGAGCAGCCTTTGTGCGTCCGCCTTTGAGACAGTCACCAGCATCCTTCATGGGAAGGGTAATTACTGTGGCCTCAGGCAGAGCTTTCAAGGCGTCATCAATCGCCCTCTCTCCAGCTTCATCATTGTCGAAACACAGGCTAACTTCTTTAAAGTGTTTCCGAATCTTAGGAGCAAGCCTAGCCAAGTCTCGACCAGCAGAAGCAGCGCCATGGGGTAGAGACACAACAGCGGGAATGTTGTCTTTATACTCAGCCTTGGTATGCTTCTTAAGAATAGCTAGAAGTGCTGGTGCATCAAGCTCACCCTCGGTAATGATTAAGCGCCTAGCACCAGTAGAAACAGCTTGCTCCCAACCAAATAGGTCTACATCTGTTTGATCTCCTACTGACCAGAACTTCTTCCCATCAACAAGTTTTACCTTATAGGCTTGAAGTTTTCCGTCCTTGTAGTATGGAAAGTAAATAAACCTGATTGTTTCCCCGTCTTCTTCGCTATAACCCAGCCGGATTCCATACACTTCAAGGGCAGCTTTGTGTAGCTTACGCTCTCGGATATGGTCAATCGGGTAGGTAGAGATTTCATCAATCTCGGCTTGGATTTCTTCAGGAGATTTCTTGAGCCTTTTCTTGACAGGGAAATCATCAGGAGTTTGCCCTTTTAAGGGATCAGGTTCAAACTGTTTGCAGGCAAAACAGAATCCATCAACAGTTCCATCGTCCTGTTCGAATACCTGCAACCCATCTCGTGATCCACACGAGTGGGGGATTTTCATAATACATTGACCTGCCATTATCCTCCTGCCCTCTTCAACTTAATTAAGTCGTCAATGATTTTGTCAAGTTCATCTTGTTCTCCGATAACTAAAGAGTCGAGGCTTTCCTCATCATCTAGGAAGTACATCTCGCCATACTTCTTAAGAGTGAGGAATCTTCCGATAGGAATTGACACTACATCGTCCATCATTCCTCCTTAACGAACACACCGTCTTCGTTCAGATAACCCTTACGATCCTTGATAGTGTCGTAAGCATGTTCTACACACTCGGGAATAGTAAGACCAGAGAACTCAGCAATAAGGGTCATTACCACGTACATATCCCCGATAGCGTCCTTAACATCCTCTTCCTCACGAGCCTCTAGTGCTTCGCATAGCTCCATAAACTCTTCTTCAAGCTTCTCGCATTGGCTATAGCGATTACCATTCTTCATGATATTGCGGTCAGTAGCCCACTGGATGATATCCTTGTCACGAGAGTAACGCTTCTTAACGCTCTTAACTTCTACATTCATCAGGTTTGTTCTCCTAAAGCTTTTTCAATTTGCCAGTCGTAAATACACAAGGAGGATTCTAAGTCTGCAAACTGGAAGAAATCTCTAGGTAGATAACCAGCATTAACAAACTCTTCAAAAGCCTTGTGTACCAGCTTCTCTGCTTTATTTAGGGCTGGGTCTGAGGAGATTTCACCCTCATTATTAAAGAATCTTTTCATTTCCACAACCCCCTCAAGAACATTTCACGTTCAGCTTGACGACGATTGGTAAGACCCTGTACTACTCGGAGTCGTTCTTGGTCACGCACTTTGTTCCACATGAGGAAGGCGTCTGCTGCTCCAAGGTAGTTACCTTTGTTAAGGCGCCTGAGAACTGTCGATCTCTCAAGGCCTGATATACCAATGTTAAAACACAGGCTAACCAAAGCATCATACTGACGCTGACTAAGAGCAACAGTAACGGAACGGTTAATAGCTTCAACGTAACGCTCCACATCTTGCCTAAAGAGTTCAAACATTTTCTCTTTAGTAATGACCATCCCCTCATGTACATTGATTATATGTCCTATACCGATGGTCCAGATGCCTTTAACATCTCGATAGGCCCACAACTCTTCTCCCTCCCAATCACCTATGAAATCTGCTCCTTCATCACTGATCTGGAGGGAGAGATGTTTGTATATGCTCACAAGCACCTCTCAATCTCTACTGGTAGAAGTTAATACCTCTAAAAACTTTTTCTGTCTACAACATTACTCCAAATTAGAAAACACTTCTACATAGTTATCAAGGGTAGTACCCATCAGGCCCGGAGCAGTATTCACTTCTAGAACAAAGGCTTGAGAGCTACGATCGTTGAAGATAACGTCAGCAGCCCCAAAGTCAAGTCCCAGACTGGTGACCGCTGCGATTGCTTGATCGAGAACGTCCTGAGGAACATCACCCAGAGCATCACCGTTACGAGCAAAGATAAAACCATTGTCATTGTTTCGAATCTTCCAGTTTACTTGGTCATCAGGCACATCACGACGACGAGCTTTACGCTGTACATCAATCACTTGCCCACGGAACACATGCACCCGGTATTCATTACGCTTAGGTACGTAGGCTGTGTACAAGGGTGCTTCTGGAATTTCTTGTCCACGCTCTACCAAGATAATACCTGCACCAGAGTTCCCATTAAGGATTGTTCGAGCAACAACCAACTCATATGCGTCCAATAGGGCACGTGCTTCTTCTACAGTTGTTCCCCAACTAGGTTTATGACACTCAGCATTACGGAAGAACTGAAGCTTGTCACTAGCCCGACGTACAGCATCAGCAGGATTGATGACAGTACACTTAGCCACTTCTTCGGGGACAGATGAAGCACCCCAGTTAATCACAATCTTCTCTGGGCGGCCACGGAAGCGTGAGTTACGGTGGGAGATACGACGAACTCCCATAGCACGAGCCAGATCACGAGCAGAGTTAGAACCGGGTTTATACGGATATACGATCATTAGTTTATTCCTCTAGGATTTCTCTTTACAGGCTGTTTAGGAACTCTTGTTGGTACTGTCGCCAGTCCATCATACGTCCATCGGGGGGAAATCTTCGTCCCAGTTCCCATCCACTTCTATCCCCCCGATCTTCCGCTTTGGGACACGAGTCATTTCCTCCCAGTCACCAGAGTAGGCAACATCTTGGGCCAATCGAGCACCATGAAGGAGAGAGTGTTCCCAGTCATTGTATTGGAGGAATAGTTCTGCATACTCTCCTAGATTATTGCGGAGGAATGCTTCACCACCACCAGCACTCATGTCCATAACGATTTCACGAGGATCATGGTAGTTCTTAGCAGCTTTACGCAGCCCAACAAGGATAGAAGCCCAGTCCTTGATAAGCTGCATATCTGTTGTCCCTCGCATAGCTCGAAACTCAAGGCTACCATACTGAGCAGTAGCTTTAAGGTTCATAGCAGCATAACGAAGGTTATCTGTAGCGAAGTGTTCTCGGAAGACTTGTTCTTCTGCTGCCAGAGCAAGGATATGGAGCAGATATTCTGCATCCTCAGCCCGAAGACAGAACAGATTACCTTCTCGGCTATCCCCACAGAATTTAATTAGCAAGGGTTCAAGTACAAGATAGAGAGTGATGAAGTTATAAAGCTCCACCATAGTAAGTTTCTGCACATTCACATGAATATGCACCCCACATCGCCCAGAATCAATCACTGAGACGTTTTTCTGGGTTAGCTGATGCCCTAGGTAGTCCAAAGCTTCAAAGCTCTTAGACAGGCTCATAGGGCGACGTAGGACATACTCCAAAGCAGAGTCAGGTTCATCCCCTCTAAGACTCCCGTCGTGTGTTACACTCCAGTACTCGTCAGTATGGGGAAGATTTCGGCCCTCTACTTCAATCTCAATGCCTACGTCACCACTCGTGGCTCGGACACGCATATGATCTCGAACAGTCCTCATTTCTCACTCCTGTTGATTCGATTGATAACTTTATAATGAATATCCCCTCTACCATGAGAACTCATGTGATTAACAATCCTCCAACCTGCATGGGAAGTTCGATGCAGAAAAACAGGCTCCCCTAACTTGTAGGTTTCCATCCTAAACATACCATCTTTAGATATAAGAATCCCCACTGCATCAACTGTCTCTTTACTCATGACATAGCCTCGTCAAGACATTCTTGCAAGTATGAGAAGCGATCAGACAAGACAGGAATTGTCCCTTCGAAATGCCCTACTTCACGTCCTTTATGCAAAAGAGTAGAGAAACCAACACCACTCCCAATTGCAAACTTCT